ATTGCAGCGCGCCCTCATAGGCCCTCCGTCGTTTCGGGCGATGCGCCTCAGGCATGGAGGCGGCCTTGCCAGCGATGCGACCGCCGCGTGATTTGCTGGCCATCAGAACCTCACAAAGACGTTGCGGGGATCACCCAGGCCCTGCGCGATCTTCTCTGCTGCTCGCTCGCGGGCGACGATGGCTTTCAGCTGCGCTTCGCGTTGCATCAGCAGGCCCAGGTCGTTGCTGGTGTAGGAGCGGTTCCCGATGCTGTATTGCTTCGCGCCTTTGCTGACGATGGCCCTGATAGCAGCCTGAACCGCGTCAAGGTCTTGCTCTGCCTGGCTGCGGCCATCGAATGCTGTTGGATCGCCGGTGTAGGCCAACGACGGCAGCACCTCCGTGGTTCCGCTGCCGATGACAACAACGACGGCGCCGCTGGTGAGCTTCTTCTGCCAGTACCAGGTGCCGGCGTCCCAGTCGGCGGTGGTGGTCGCTGACAGGGCAACGTCCCAACCGCCATCGGCGCGGGCGGTGCCGGCTGCCGTTGCGCCCTCGCCTGCTGTGTTCGTGCGGAACGTAACGGTCAGGGTCCAGGCCGCTGACGTGGCCGGATTGTCGAAAACCGTCGCAGGTAACTCAACCCACTGGACCGTGCTGCCAGCGACGATGGACGCGGGAACAGTCAAGTTTTAGCCCGCAGAACTGCGCACAGTGTAAGCAGCACGGAGAATAGCCTCCATGCTGCCCTTGCCTTGCCACGCCGTGCTGCGCCGTGCTGCGCCGCGCCGGACCTCGGCATGCTCAACCTGGCCATGCCGTGCCGCAACCATCCATAGAGGATGGCAGAGAGCCCCGAAGGGCTCTGTGCCACCGTCTGTGACCCTTGCCGTGCCACGCCATGCCAAGCCGTGCCACGCCATGCCTTGCCTCGCCCGGCCTGCGACCATCCGTGAGGATGGCAGGGAGGGGAGACCCCTCCGTGCCACCGTCTGTGACCCTTGCCGTGCCAGACCCTGCCCCAACTCACACGGCCCAGCCGCGCCTTGTTGTACCATGCCGCGTCGCGCCGCGCTGGGGCTTACACCTTGCGAGGATGCCCAGCGCATCAGACAACCTCTGCGATGAAACGGCCGTGCTTCGGTCGCCAGTCGCCGATGCCTACCAGCTTGCCAGCGTCAGCAGCGATCTCTTCGATGTCGCGCAGATTCAGCACGTCGGGATCGTATTGGGCTACTGCAATGCAGCTCCAGCTGCGGAAGATTGGCCGGGTGCGCATAACTTTTGCCATGCCGACTCGCACGCCGATGGTGTGAGTGAAGTCGCCCGAATCAAACATGGCCGCCAGCGTGTCGTCATTGATCTCGCCTGGCTTGCCGTCAAACTCCAGCAGTGCGTGCTGGGTGAAAAATAAACCGCACTTGGCCTGAGGTCCGCGCTTGCTCTTCTTGGCGCCCGCGATCATGGCGCTTTCGATGACGTAATCAGGAATGACCAACCTGTCGGTCGAGCGGTAGATGCCGGCCAGCCATTCGAGCCGGGCCAGTTCGTCAAAGTCAGCGTCAGTTTTTTTGCGCTTGCTGCTTACGGCCTTTATTGCCTTGGCGTAGGTATTTCGCGGATCGGCTGTCTGACCGTTGTGGCACAGCAATGGGCTCACGCCCTGCATTGTGATCTTGATCTCTGGAAGATTGGACATTGCGTCGTGTCTGGATGATTGGACTGGTCAGTGATGGCGCTGCAACGTGAACGGCTTGCACCTGCTTGCGTGGATCGAGCTTGAAGCGTTGGCGGCGGACTGAGTTGGTTATGCCGTCGTGGCACTCGGAGCACAGCGTCAGAAGGTCAGACAGTGGCTCGTTGCCGAAAGACGGGTAGCGATAGTCCGGTGGTCCGGCATTGCGGTGGTGAACCTGCAGGGCAGGCCAGCCCAGCTCGGCCAGTTGATGCTGCGTAATGCCGCAGCCTTGGCAGGTGTGCTGATCGTGATTAAGGCGTTGCTTGCGCTTGCGCTGCCAAGCGGCAGAGCGGTAGTAATCCTCCATTCCGGGTAGGGTGTGTGTGGATCGGGTTCGATCCTGCTCAAATCATACCACGATCAAACCATGGCGCAGGGCATACGGGTTCAGGTGGTGATGCCGTTAGCTGTCGCGGACCAGCTCAAGGCCAGGGCCAAAGCCCAGGGCCGGACCGTCTCAAGCCTTGCCGCCTACATCATCGAGACGGCGCTGCGCTCACCAGCCGGTGACGAAGCCGGGGCCGCTGGGCTCTGATCGCCGGCGGCGCTTCGGTTTGTCGGTGGCCCCAGGCTTGCGGCGCTCCTCTGCTGCTGCCTCCAACTGCGACCAAAGACTCGCCCTGCTGTATCTGCGCTTCACCAGCTCCAGGATCGCCAGGCTGTAGACGGTGAGATCGAGCGGTTCGTTCCTGGCGCCTGAGGGGTTCTCCCAGCCGAGCACCTGGAAGCCCTTAACCATCCTCGGCACGAGCCGCTCGCAAGTCAGGCCCCGCAAGTATTCCTCCGTCACGTCATTGGGCAGGTGGATCGCGCCAGGGCCTGGGGAGTCGCGCTTGAGTCGCGCATAAATCGTGCGCTTCAGGGTGTCGCCTCCCACCTGATACAGGGTCAGGCCTTTCTTGATCGTCTGCCCTCTGGCGTTGACGTCCACCCTGGAGCCTTTGCCCAGCGCTGGAGCTGCCTTGGTGCTGCTGCCCTTCAGGGCCACCACGCCCTCCCTGGCGCGCTGCCTACAGTATTCATAGGCCTCCTGGGTGAAGTGGCCGCCAGTGTCAACGCCGCAATGCCGGACCGTCAACGTGCCGCCGCCCTCCATCGGCCACTCGGTCTTCCTGATGCTGTCGATCTGTTCCCAGACGTCAGCCTCAGCCGGGTTGCCCTCTACCTTCTGATGCCAGATCCTCCACATCTCCTCTCCACGGCCGAACCCCCAGACGGTGGTCTCAAGCCAGGTGTCCTGAGTGTCAACGGCCATCAGCAACAGGACGACGCCCTCGGGGCAGGTGCCGCTTGAGAACGTCTCAGCCTGTGCCCTGGCCATCAGGCCTTCAGCGTTGATCACCGCCACGGCCTCATCCTCCCAGGCCTCGGCTGCGCGCTTGTTCACCCAGCCCTTAAGCAGCAGTGGGTCGGCCTTCGCCCTGAGGAACTCATCACGGATTTGTTCCCAGCTGGTCCAACCAGCCGGGGCATACCAGCCGGGAAGGTGGAATCCTGCGGTGATGCCGTCGCCCTTGGCGGTCGCCTGCCACACGGCACCGGCCAGCATTGTGGACTTGTGATGCTGGCTGACGCGTTCACCACAGGCCGGGCATTGCGCGAACACCTCGCCATCGGGCCGGTCCCACTTCATATGCTCGCGCCAGCGGAGCACCTCAAGCGATCCGCAGCAGGGCATCAAGACCGCCAGTTGTCGCCGATCTGATCGCGATTCGTATTCACTCGTAATCCTGCACATCCCGCGAGTGCCGGGTGTGCTGGTGATCAGCGCCTTGCCCATGGGGAACGTCGACGTTCGAGCCTCGGCGTTCTCCAGGGGGTCGCCCTTGTCGTCTGCCTCGAACGGGTAGGACGACACCTCATCAGCCAGCAGGTAGGCCGCAGGCATCGACTGCAGGCCGCTGCCGCTGTTCGCGCCGGTGAGGACAAACAGGCCGCCGCGGAACTCCTTCAGGAACATGGTGTTACCGCTGTCCCTGGCCCTGGCGGGTGCGATCAGATCCGACAGGACAGGCGTCTCGCGCAGCAGGGGCTCCAGCCGCTGGCGGTTCAGCCGCTTGGCCATGTCAAGGGTCGGCTGCACCAACAGGGTCGGCGCCGGCCACAGGTGGATGATCGCCCCCAACCAGTTCAGGACCACCTCCGTCTTCCCCATCTGGCTGCCGAACATGAGCACGACACGACGCCAGGGGCTGGAGGGGCTGAGGCATTGCATCGGCTCCCGCAGGTAGGGGGTGCGATCGGTGCGCCACGGGCCAGGCTCCGCTGAGCCCTTGGTGGACAGGATGCGGTGATGATCGGCCCACTGGTCAACCGTCATCGGATCGGCCGGCATCAGGCCCTCGTCGAATGCCAGGTCGTGAAGCTCGAACGCGTCAGCCACCGGCCAGGCTCCTCAACGCTGTGCGGATCTCCTCTGTGAGCAGCTGATGCGCTGCCCTGGTGTCGGTCATGCTGATCAGCGTGGGGATCACCCGGTCGGGAATGGCCAGCATGCTGTCCCTGACGGTGCGGGCCTTCTTGAATGCCGCGGCCTTGACGTCAGCAGCAGGTACCAGATCGCCCTGCATGGTCTGCACCTCAAGCTTCGCCTTCTCCGCCAGGTAGTGCTCACGGCGGGCCTTGCTGTCGTTGAGCCCTGGAATCTGATCCTCAGGGAGTGTATCGATCCGCTCTCGCAGATCCTCCGGCTTGTGCTTGTTTTCCACAGGGTCAGGCCGGCTGACCTTGCTGTTGTGGGTCGCCCTGGTGTTCTTGTTCCACAGCTCAAGCGCCAGGTCCCGGTCAAGCCACCGCTTCCCGTCTTTTTCCACAACGGCATCGGAGATGCGCCCGTGCTTGACGGCATAGCTGACCGCCGCAGGACTGCAGCCTTTAAGAACTGCCAGCTCTGAGAACGTAATCAGCAACTAGCCTCTGAGCCTCGCTTAAGGGAGTCTAAGGTAATTCCCTGGCTCCTTAAAAGCTCCTTAAATGCCCTTGGGGGTGCTGTGCCAGGCCGGCCGGTTAAGAGGCTTTGAAGGCTGCCGCTAGAAAAACAACGCGGTTCGAATACCAT